GCACCGTTCGGAGCCGTTCCTGTAGGATCTATACTTTGAGTTGCGATGACTATGACGCCGCTTTGAGATACTGTTAATATATGCTGATTGTCAAAGTTTTTGATTATAAAAATATCATTGACATTACTTTTAATTTCTAATGAACCAGTAATAACTGCACTACCTGAAAATGGAAATCCTAATCCACTACCATTTAATGCATATGATGCCGTAAGTGCGTATGATGAACTTAACGCGTTAGTTGCAGTACCAAATAGTGATCCTGTAAAAGACAGTGCAGTAACAGAGCCTGATATCTGTACTTCATTTCCTGCAGCATATATAAGATTACTTCTATTATTATTATCAGTACCATTACCTACAATAAAAGCAGATTGTACGGGTGATACAAAATTATATTGACCCGTTACGTGTTGTCTATCACCTAATGCGATTGTTCCATAACCTTCAGCGTGTGAATATGAACCTGATGCTATTGTTTCTTGACCTTCAGCATGTGAATAATGTCCTACTGCTTGTGTATTATCTCCTTCAGCATGTGAATAGTCTCCTATTGCTTTAGTAATACTTCCTTCAGCATGTGATTGTACTCCGGTTGCTATATTCCCCTCTAATCCGTGAATAAGAGAACCTGTTATAGTTTGATTACCATTAAATTGATTAGAACCAGTTGTTGCAAATGATCCAGATTTTGCAACAAATATAGGATCTGTTTCTGCGTAATATGAAGCGGTTTGTGCATATGATGCTGATACGACATTGTTAACTGTCACTGATGATGTACTGGCATCACCTTTAGTAAATGTTATTACAGCATTTGCAACCGATGCGGATATGAAAAAACTACCGGTTTGAAATGTGCCTGACCCTGCCGGTCCTTGTGGTCCAGTATCACCTTTAGGTCCTTGTAAACCAGATAAATTAGTAACAGTAATTATATCTGGCGTACGAGAAACTGTAACTGTAGTTCCTTTACGATTATCAGTAATTATCAAGCTAGCTGCTGGCTGAGCGATTACTACAGAATTGATATTTTTATTTATCGATATGCTCATTACGCTGTGGTTACTTGTTTAGTTACTTGTACTTTACCTTCTAATAATCTGACACGTGATTGTCCATTAGTAAGTTCTAAGTCGTAATAACCTTCATTGAAAGTAAATCCATTCGTAACTACATGTCCTATATAAATGCCAATACTGCCTGATGATTGTGGTGTGGTTAAATTACTACCTGATAAGCTTATAAATGATGAACCGGAGGCTTTTGCATACATATCACCAAAACTAGATGTCAACGTGGCATGTAATGTACTTCCGCCTACTGAATCTCGTATCTGCATTGCAGCGGTATAGCCGGACAAATTGATAGGTATTCCAGATGAATCTTTATATACAACTTCTAAATCTAATGTAGCTCCTTGTTCTATAACAAAAGAATATCTTCCTGCTGACATGCACTTCCTTTTAATATAAATATGTAATTAGCAATATTGCGATAGTAAAAAAGGGAGACCGAAGCCTCCCTTTCTCGCATTAAGCAATTGTCAATTGTCAATTACTAACAACTAATTAAATAGTGTCAAGACCTGCTACAAATACTTTTCCGTAGAATTCAGGGCGAACCATTTTCTTAGCATAACGAGTCATAACACCTTTTCTTGGTGTAAAGTTGTTAGGATCGTATACTAATGGAGTCATGATTAGAGGAACATATGGAGCATAAACCGCACCAGTCTCAAGGAATTGAGAACCTCTATATCCCATAAGGATTGTATTTTCAGTCATGTATGGGTTTTTATAAACTTGGAATCTACTGTTGATAGAACCAACTTTTTGAACACCCATTGCAAACTGCATTTTATCGCCATCAGTATCAGCTGCATATCCTGGGATTGACTCAAGGATAGTTGCAACAGTTGGAGAACATACTAGGAAGTTTGCACCACCACGTAATGTTAACTGATGAATTTTGTTTGATACTTTTTGGATTTTAGTTCCAAGAGTTTGGAACCAAGTTCCTTGGTTGTATGCTTGAGCAGTTGCATTTGACTGAGCAAATGAATTAGAAGCTGCATCCCAATCAAAACCAATTTTTGCAGACCAACGCTCAACAGTTTGAGCATTTTGAATCAACATGTCTAGGATTTCAAGGTCAATCTCTTGTGAGATGTACTCTGATAACATAGATGTTAATTCAGCTTCTGCATCAATTGAATGGTATGCATTTAAGTCTTGAGCAAATTCAGGAGACCAGATTGCTTTTAACTTACGAGTCTTAGCAACAATTGCTTCAGAACGAAGTTCCAAGTTGATTTCTGGAATTTCCAAGTTTCCATTTGTGTTGTTACCAATTGCAGTTGGATCTTCAAAATCACCACGAGTAGAATCAGTTGGTTGTTTCTGATAGATAGCAGTGATGTTGTTAGCATCTGAATCAGCTTCAATCAAGAACTCAACGTGACCGCGGTCATATGAGATACGAGTAAATTCAGGATAAACTGCATCTACGTTAGTACCTTGAATGTTAAATGCACGAACACCGCTCAAATCAGGATTGCTCAAAGATGAAGTTGGAATTGATAATACAGTAAATGGTCCAGCTGCATTTGAAACAACAGATGCAGAAAGTTCAGCATTGTAATTAGTGAAGTAATCAAATTGAGCACCAGTCAAGTTACCACCATTTGAAAATACGCCAGTTCCGACAGCAACAGATCCTGTACGAGCCGTAGTTACGCTATTAGTTAATGTCAATGCAGATGATGTAACATCATTGATTGTATAACCAAAACGTCCAGCACCGTAAAGACCTTCAGATGGAGCAGTTCCACCAGCTGCGTTAGTACCTTTACCACCAGCATCAGTAATACCAAATACTGAATCACCTTGAGATTGACGACCTTGACCAGTCAAGAAATCGTTACCACCCGCAGTCGATGCGGCAGTTCCTTGAGCAGTACCGTATTTAAAATCTAAATAGAATACTAGTCCGGATGGAAGGTTCATTGGTTGTACGCTAACAAAATCTTTTGCTGCGATTTCAGCAAAGATACGACGTACTAATGGTAAAGCAACACCTGCCCACTGCTCAGCATTAGCTGAAGTTGCAGTAGCATTAGCTTCTGTCACCAATTGACGCGCTTGGTTCTCTAATAGAACCGCCATTCCTCGACGCTCGATCTCATTTCCCATACCTTCTAAAAGGCCTGTGCGTTGCCATTTCTTTTCCAAGGCAATTGCAGCTGAGTTTTGAGTAGATTGAGCTTGATGAGGCAATAAAGAATTCAAGTTCATTTTTTTCTTTCCTTTTTTTGTTTTACTTTAAGTTAGCTAATTTTTTCCAACGTGCAGCTAAATCATTTCCTTCTGACAGGATAGCTTTTTTAGGAGCTGTAGATTTGCTTGGTCGAGATGCATAGCTTTCTTTAACGATAGGTCGTTTTGTTTTTGCCGTTCTTAACGACTCTGAAATTGTTCCGTATACCAATTTAACTTCACGTACTGTTCGAGCACGATCAAAGTTTTCAATTACTTTAACTTTTTGTGATTCAGACAACGGATAATTTCTGAATAATTTGTTTGAGAACAAAAGTTTTGCATTAAGAAGATTAACTTCATTAATTTTTGATTTTAAGAATTTGATAACACGGATAGCTTCAGCCAATTCTTTTTCAGTTTCAGCAGACTCTTCTTCAGCTACAGGCTCTTCATCTTCCATTTCTTCTTCTTCACGTAAAGCGCGAATAACTTCTTCGATAGAAACTTCTTCTTCCTCTTCGCCTTCAGCTACAGGTTCTTCCATTTCCATCTCTTCTTCTTCAGCTACAGGCTCTTCCATTTCCATTTCATCGCCTTCAAGTTCACGAAGGATTTCTTCTAACTCAGCATCCATCTCTTCTTCTTCGGCTACAGGCTCTTCCATTTCCATTTCATCTTCTTCAGCCATGTAATCTTCATCTTCGCCTTCTGCAACTGGTTCTTCCATTTCCATTTCATCGCCTTCTTCAACAGGCATATCCATTTCCATTTCTTCTTCTTCAGTCATTTCTGGCTCTTCCATTTCTTCTTCTTCACGTAATCGTGCAGAAATCATGCTTTGAAGTCGTGGCGTGAACGCCTCTTCTAATGCAATTTTTGCATTTGCTAGTGCTGTTTCTCGTACGGCTTTAGCGTCAGCAATAGCTTCTTTTAATAAATCTCTCATTGATTTTTTCTCCTCGTATTTAATTCGGAAGTAAGATTATTTGAAATCTTAATAGGATTGTTTTAAAATATTTGAGTGACTACGTATTGGAACGTAGTATCATGATACAATAATATATATTGCACGAGGAGATTAAACTACCGAATTACAGAAACTTTTTTTAGACTTTTTTTAGAAATTATTTTCGTTATATCTTTTTTGCAGATATACAGCTTTATTAAGCACTTCACGACGACGCACCGAACGTTTTTTATGTTCCTGAAGTTCCTTCACTGTTTCCAATAATCCTGAATCTTTAACTATGCGTTTCCATTTAAGGATTGCACGATTGATATCGCCTTCTGGATGTCTTTTTGTTTTTGGAACTTTAATTCCTAATACTTGTCCTGGAATTACATCATCTAGTCGTTTGTCTACTTTATTACTCATATACTTTTTTTATTAATAACTTCTTTAAATATAATAACTTTATTTCAAAATACCAAATGTTTTATATTAAAATTCGATGAATTCGATATCACGAATTTGTATTTCATATTCTTCACCGTCTTCATCAGTGCCATAAATCAAATCACTTTTTAAATCATGGCGCAATTCTTCCGGGTCAACTGTATAATATTTACCATCTGAAAATATCATCGCATCAGGATCGCTCTTAATAAGATTGTAAAGATCATTTGTAACGCGACCTTTAAATGTTACTCTACGTCCTTCGTTTAAGCGTGATAATCTTTTTTTTTTAGTATTTTCTTCTAATGCAGGACCTTCGTCATCTACTCCGGCTGTATAAGCATCTTCTTCTAATGCAGGACCTTCGTCATCTACTCCGGCTGTATATTGGTCATCATCTTCATTTAATGAATTACCTACATTGTAATAACGACCTAGGATAGACCCCATATCATCATACGCTGCTTCCAATCGTTGTTGCAGACCTGACATTTCGCCAGATGTTTTCTCAAACACTTTATATGCTTCTTTCAATTGTTTCATATGACGAGACACAGTAACATTATCAAACCAATGTTCAGATTCTTGAATTGTCAATGCTTCAGCTTTTTCAACAATGGTTTGTACAGTTTTAGTAACTTCTTTCAAACCACGTTTTGCATAAATCATTTCACCTAAACGATGATAATTAGCAACTGCTTCTAAAAATGATTTTTTTTCATCAGTACGCATTTTTGGATGTTCTTCATTTTCTCCTAAATATT